CAAATCGAACTTCAAGGGTTTCCTTGTTATTTTGTCTTGAGGTAATATGTTTGTGAATTTTTTCGAAAGTTTTTCCAGAATCACAAATATCATCCACGATAAGAATTCGTTTATCTGTTTTTCTGGGGAAATAATTTTCCCAATCAGGAAAATCTCTTAGTGCAGCTATAATAGGTTTGAAAGGTTTGTTCATCCAATGAGACATCATAACACCAGGAAGTAGGCCTCCCCGAGCAATCCCCACAATCACATTGGGATCATACTTATCTAACATCACTTCTCTACAAAGGGTATTGACATCCCTTCGCATTTCATGCCAATCATACCATAATTTTTTGCTCATAGTCCTTCCAGACTTAATTGTGAATAAGAACCTTCCGTCCTTACATTATATAGTAAATTAGAATTTTGAAAAGATGAGAGTGTTACAGCTATGACTTAGAATTTGTTATATATCAATTCTAAACTGATGGCGGATGACTAATCCCGCCGATCTGGTTCATGGTCAGTAGTCAACTGCGCCGCCCCAGAATCAACACTCTCATTTTTTTGTGATGATGAATATCCATCTTTATACCATCCATCACCCTTAAGAATAAAATTCATTGCACCAGGTAAGAGCTTATGTACTCCACCTTCTTTTTCACAACTTTTACAAACAGTAAGTGGATCATCAGAAAATTTTTGAATTTCTTCCCACAGGCCATTACATAAGTCACATTTATATTCATATATAGGCATTATTCTATTTTATACAAAGTATAACTCCAAGTCAATTCTTCTCCTGGCTCAATGTCTCTTGAAGCACCAATCCACCAATCACCACCTTCTTGCATCAAAAGTTTGAAACAATTGGGATCATCAGAGTGGTTTCCAAATCCACCCAAAGGGGTACGAATGTATCCGTCTTCAGAGTGTTCATTTGGATGGTGTGTAACTCCAATTAATGCATTGGCTTTAATTTTCTCTGTTGTAAAGAGTCCTAGTCCATTAATAGAAGAGTCTTTAATTGTAAGGTAATCGGGTAGTGGTTTATAACTCATCGTTTTTCAAGTGTCTATTCTATCTTGGTTTGTTCTTGGTTTGTAGGTTCAACCAAGTCAAACCAACCAGTTAAATAAGTTTTTTGACCTTCTAATGGTGGATTCCCACGATGTTTGTGAGTAAATCCCGCGGGCCATATTGCTAATTGGCCTACTTTTGGTTCTATTCTCATTGATTGATATAAAAATTCTGTTTCTCCACCGCGTACAGGAGCTTCTAAAATTATCATCCATGCAAGTGATCTATATGGAGAAAAATAATCATGCTCATGATGCCATACATGATACCCCTCTGTAGGCTGTACTCTATGAATCTTAAATACATGCGATGTAGTAGGCCGCTCTATAGCATACTTCTTATCATAGAAGTCAAAACATTCCAATATATTTTGCCAGAGTGGCATACATAGTTCTCTAGGAAAGCAATGCATAGGTATTCTTGAGGGTATAAGTACTGCTTCATCTTTTCTAATGTTTGTTGGCGTACCCACCTCTTCCATAGCAGACATCGTTATACCCTGTTCTGATATTTCATTAAACCATTTTATAAATTCAAAACACAAATCATCATTTATAGCATTTGAGAAAATACCTATAAATTGGTCCAAACTAAATTGACGAACCTCACCATTATAAATTCCTGTACCATTCAAATTCATTTTATTTTTTAGACTTCTTTTTCTTTTTGGGTTTCAATCCTCTAAAATTTTCATTATTATTTTTTCTGATCTTCTGTTCTTCTTCAGCAAACATCATATCTTCATCGGTATCAGTTCTTCCACTTTTCGCCGGAGAGCTCTCTGGCCATCCAGACAACCACGCACAAAATCTAGAATATAATGACATAATTTTCTCCTTTAAGTAATTTTTTCTTCTTCTATTAACTTAGCCTCAAATTCTCTTAAACGCCTAAAAACACTTATTAATTCAATAATGGTAGGCCACGCTTTTAATAGATATTGCATTGATCCTTCTACTCTACCAAATGCTCTTATTATTTGTTGCATTACACCTAGAGTCATTACACCTGCAACTATGGCTGGTGCTAGGAATACATAAGCGGATAATACGTTTGCTTGCAAGTAGGCCATTCGACCAATATTAAAATATAGATAACGTAAGTAACTTAAAAAATGAATTTTACGAACATCATCAAAAAATTCTTCGATTTTCTTTGGTCTAACAGTTCCATCATCTTCAGCAATAACAAGTATTTTTCTATAGGCCGCTTCTTTTGCTTGTATATCATATTCTATACCAACTAAACGCAATATATACCCTAATCCAATTAAAAAGGCAGTACCTCCTAATGTCCAAAGTAACGCACCTGTAATCAATCCATATTCCCAATCACCAAAAAAGAATATCGGAATACCCATTGACAATCCAAACAGTATAGGAATAAACTGAACTAAAACCATAACTGATTCAATTAAGGCTGTTCCTAAACCTTCCATTATACGAGTAAATTTAATTGTATCTTCTTGAACTCTTTGCGATGCACCTTCTATTGTTCTGGCTTTCTCATACACACTATGATACCATTCAACCATTGCTGTACGCCATCTAAACAAATAGTGAGCCGTAAAATAACTTATTACAACATAGAGTGCAACATATATTCCTGCTAGTGTAATAAATGATAATAGACTTGCAAAATATTCTTCTATTGTAATTGCATTTGGTGTAGCAAGTGCTTTTTGAATCATGTCATAAAATTGGCCAAACCACTCATTTATTTTTACATCAATCTTTACTTGAACCCAAAGTGATCCTAAAATAATAACTGAACCTAACCAGGCCCATAGAAACCATTTTTTGTTTGTAAAAAATCTAAACATAAGAAAGCCCTTTCATATAATTTATGTTAATAACAAATCTTGCCAAATCATTTGTTGTAGTTGTTCCACAATGTTCAATATTTGGATCATGCAACAATACACGATTTGCAACACTATTAATCTTTGTACCATCTTTTAATTTAGTGTAGCCATCACACGTATTCAATGAAAATATGGCACTAGTACATGGTGAAGGAAAACCAGGTACTTCTGGATAATAATCACAATGCATGGCGTGTTCATATACAATATGTGTGTATGGATAGAGATTGGCTTTTGCTTGTAACAACCCTACCGCTTCTAATTTATATAATAACGGAAGTAATGCTTCGAAAAGAGGACTTTTTGGTACATGATCTTCGTAAAACACATGCCTCATATAACTTAATTTATTTTCGACTGCTCCGCGTGAATACCCTGTTGAATCAAAATGCCACGACATTTGCCCACCAACTCTGTCCACCATGTTCTGGTCTACCAATTCTGGCTGTTTACCAGTAATAAGAGCTACCAAACGATCAAAATATTTTTCATCCAAAAAATTATCAATTACTTTGTGTTTCATAATTAAATATCCGCATCTACCCAATTTGGTTCGTAATACATTGATATTGATAATCTAGCAACAACAGAACTGGCTTTGTGATAAACACCTCTTGGAATGTAAATCAAATCTCCTTCATCTAATGTATAGCTATCACCATTCTGAAACTCCCATTGTGTTACACCTTTTTGCTGCCAAGACCAAACATCAAATGTATCAACGTGACTACCAAAACCCCGTGTTACTTCAATTCCTATATAAAGATGTGCTACTTGACATCCCACATCATTTAAAACTTCTGGAACACAACTTATTCTTTGAGCATTATGTGATACAAAAAAACCACCCTGTTGTTTTATTAATTCCTTTTTATATATAGAATCATTTAAATTCTCAAATGCTTCCTCCCAGCTGGCCGTATTATAATTGTAACCCTTTATAACTTTAACCACTTCCATAATATTCCTTTAATCATTTGTTAAGGTTGGTTCGCCTCTATCGTAAAATAACCATCGACCTTTCTTACAAGGACTTTGTTTTCTTTTTCCCCAAGCCATATCTGTATATACATTTTGTGTTCCTTCACACTCCGCGAAAAAAGGTGTCATCCCCTGTGGCCAATTGTTCGTTTTTGAACAACTACTCATCAATAACATTACAAAAACGAGTAATGCTATCCTCATCCGTAGGGCCTCCGTTCTAAATCTAGATGTGGTGCTTTTTCATCCACACATTGTCTATAAGGTTTAACATTATGTCGATTAGACCAAATTGTACCTTTCATGTGTCCACTTCTGGCTCCATCGTTTGATTCCACCCAATGTCCAAAACAACCGGCTTTAACTTGTCTTACTGTTTCACATCCTACAACTATCCATGTCGCCATCATTACGAAAATTAATAATAGCTTCTTCACAAATATCTCCGTTCTTTTAAATTGTTACCTTTGTTATTTTCATCTACACATTGGTAATAAGGTAAACTGGCATCTTTAAGAAGTGTTCTAGTTCCTCTATGATGTCCGGGTCCCTTAACCCAATGTCCATAACAACTTCCTATACTTGTTCCACATCCAACAACTATCCATGTCGCCATCATTACAAAAAGTAATAATAGCTTATTCATCTACTTTCCTCTGGGTTCTTTTGTTGACTGTCACAAAAACTATATACTTTTTGTGACAAAATAACTACTGTATTCATTCTCTTTCTGGGTTCTTTTGTTGACTGTCAGTTTTATAGTCCCATTCATAGAAACTAATATCTCCGCCAATTGTGATTCCTCCTTCTTGGTTTTCTGCTCCATCTTCCGTTCCTGCTCCTTCACTTATTTCTTCACGTAAAACCATAAACTTCCCTTCTCCCTCTGATTTCTGTTTCACACCTTCTAACGCTTGATGGGTTTCCCTTGAATACACCAACTGGTAAGATATAGGAATTCTTTCTTTATATACAACCCACAAATAAATCCAATTTGGTTCATCAATATAATGTTTAAGATACAACCCTTCTTTTGGGTGTGCAACTCTTGGATACCCTAATATTGAAGTATATGTCACATAAGTTGATGAAACCAAAACGAGAAAAAGTGGAATAAACCAAATTAAAAACTTTGGGCTTTTCCTTCCTTCAATCAATAACCAAAGGCATATAACTGTAAGTAATACTAGTGCAAAAATTAAAGTTTCTATCATCTGCCCGTATCTCCTGTTACACCTTCATATGCGGCAGCGCCTGATCGTGGAGCTGTCATATTTCCTAATTCCTGCATTGGAGTCACAAACTTTTTCTTTTCAAATGTAAATGGTGGAAGAAGGTTTCCATCTTCATCTAATCTAAATCTCAAAAAAGTTTCTTCTTGTCCTCTATGAGTAAAATCTTTCTCTCCTACCCACATTATTGAATATGGATTTACCTTGTGAAGTTCCACTCTTACTGTTATAACAGGTTTTCTCTTATTAATCTTATCATAACTTCTAATCGAATAATAATGACCATTGATGACATATTCACCCCTGATAATTCCACGAATAGTTACTACTTCTCTATTAATATTAATAGTAGTTGTTGATCCATCTGCATTAACTACAGTATCATTCATTGCACCTAAATCATCTTTATCTAAATGCATAAAGTTGTGATTATGATATCTAAAACTAACTTGTTTACCCGTAGGATCTTCAACATAGAGATCAATATCTCCACTAGCATCATTGTCCCATTCCATGACAACAACAAACTCTGCTCTTCTATTGAAATCTTCTTTTTTCGCTTCTGGTTTTATTAGCAAGAATGCTATAATAAAAAGGAAGGCAAACCCTAATAGAATGTTGAACAACATATCGGTAAACCCGATAGTTGACTTATATTTATTTTTATCGAACATTGGCTAATCCACCAATTTTTCATTTACTTCATAATTCACCAACTGTATTTTAATAACCAAAGAAGCGATTAGCCCGGTCAGGGTAGTGTATAATGCGGTAGACATTCCTCTTGCCATTGATGCGAGAGCATCTTGTAATGTTGTGGCATTAGTAATATCTATATTTTCAAATGCGGTTCCTAACATATATAAAAAGCCTGTTACTGTTCCAACCATTCCTAATGCTAAGCAGGATTCAGCAACAAACCATCCGACATCAATTGTGTCATCAACGACAGAAGTTGTGTCTAAATCATAAGTTTTTCTTCCAATCCAAATCGAGGTAAACATAAAAATAATAATAATAAGAAAACTGAGTTTCGTGACATCTGCATAATATAAGAGTGAGTGCACGTTAAAGTGATATAATGTTCCGAATCCCAGCATGGTTAAGCAAAATATTAACCACCATTTTAGTAATTTTTTTCCTATCATTTTTCCCTTTAAACTGTTATTATTCTAATATTTATCTGTTTCACCTCCATTCCTTTTTCTCTTTCGCTCCCATAATACTTGTTTTTTTCTAGCATTTCTTATCATATAAGCACTGGCATACTCAAGATACACCTTTCCTAACATGTGATCATACTCATGTTGAAATATCTTTGCAGATATATCAATAAATGAAGCACTCATCTCATCACCTTCTTTACCTGAATATGTTGCATTTATTCCTTTAGCCCGTGTTACTGGAAAAAATAATCCAGGATAAGATAAACACCCCTCTCTCATATACGTTGTTTCTTCAGAATAATGATTTATTTGAGGATTAAAACAAGCAATTGCATCACCATTAAATCTCATCACAAACACTTTTAGATCTACTCCTATTTGACATGCAGACAATCCCATACCCTCATATTTTACCATTGCATCTAATAATTCCTCTGTCAATTTTATAGGGTCTTCTTGTGGATTATTAAAATCGAATATTTGTCCATGTTTCCCTAAAATTGGATCATCTTCCAGTATTAAATTTCTCATGCTATCCTCGAAAAGTTCTTGTATTTCTCAAACTTTATAATATCTTTAAACTTGTCAAAGAGTACATCACCCTTATGACTAATAATAAATACGTTTTGGTTTCCTGTTAGATGATTAAGTATTTTTAAGAATTCATCTGTACCATTTGCATCTAATGAACTATCAAATACCTCATCCAAAATCAAGAGATTGGTATTCACACTATTCTTCATTTTCGCAATTGTTCTCCAAGTGAAAAGAAGTGCTAAATCAATTCTCATCTTCTCACCCTCACTAAACGAATCATACGTAAATTCATCCCTATGTCGTGACTTAATATTCTCTTCAAATTTTTCATCTAAATTGAAAGATACAAAGAAGTCCATCGAGGCAAGATACTTATTGATCAATTGATTCATTATAGGTAGATACTGTTTAATGATACGTGTCTTGATTCCAGTATCTTTTAACAAGACATAAGCTGTTTCATATAACAATTTCTGTGCTGATAACTTTTCTTGTTTTTCCATACAATTTTTCAAGTCACCTTTTAAGTTTTTTAATCTGCGTATCTTGTCCTCAATGTCATCTTCTCTAGCTTCTATTTCCTTAATCTGATCTTTCAATTTTGTAATATAACTATTGATTGCCTGAATTTGGTTTTGATTGGTGGTGATAGCTGTCTGAATTTTTGATACATGATCTAAACGTGATTCTAAATCTCTAATTTTATTACCAAGTTGTAATAATGCAGTTCCATTCTTATGCATCGATCCATGATGTTCTTCTATCATTTTAGATTTATGTTCTTCACCCAAATCTTGATTACAAGTAGAACACGTATCATTTTGTTCATAAAATTCTATTTCTTTTTCTGAGGACATTATTTTTCGTTCAATACCACCTTGATATCCTTCTAATTCTTTAAGGGTTTGTGCCGTCTTATCATCTGATATTGAGTCCATCAACTCTTTTATTGTTTTATTTAATCGATCAACCTCACCTTCATTGTTACTAACATCAAGTTCATTTTGTTGAATTTGATTTGTCTTAGTCTTTTTTAATTCATTAATTGCTTCTTCAGTATTACTAATATGTGCAACAGATAATTTCCTATTGACTTCAATGTTTTGACTGTCATCTTTGTTCTCTGATATTTTATATTTCAACAAGCCATTCATCACAGAGAAAATTTGAATATCAAGTAAATCTTCAATAATGGTTCTACGATCTGTTGATTTCAATTGCATAAATGGGATATAGTGATTTGCTCCCAATAAAACAATTTGAGTAAAAGATTTATAGTTTAATTTAAGGATGGTCTTTTCAAGATACTCTTGTTGATCTGCAGTCTTGGCATCTTGATTCAATCGTTTATCATCGATAAAAATCTCAAAAATATTTTTCTTAATACCTCTGCGAACCATATAGGATTTACTACCAATCTCAAACTCTATTTCTACCAACAGTCCACCATCATTAATAGAATTTATTAATTGTGGTCTATTGATTCTTCGAAATGGTTTACTGAATAATCCGAAACACAATGCATCTAAGATGGTAGATTTACCTGATCCATTTTCTCCGACAATTAACGTGGTGGAAATTTTATCTAATTGAATTTCTGTAAATTGATTGCCGGTACTTAATAAATTTTTCCACCTAATATTTTTAAAATATAACAATTTAATATTCTTTTAGTACTTGAGGTTTTGTTTGATGTTCAAATCTATATTCCAAATCTTTAAGAGAATCCTTAAGAACTGAATTACATAATTGATTTAAAGTTATATCTCTATCGTGAGCTGCAAGTGTCAATACTAAAAGATCATCATTAGATAACTCTATTTCTACTTCTGTTGTAGCTTCTTTTGATTCTCCTATTTTAACACTCGCAAATGCATTCCGATCTCTTTCTCTTTCAATCTCATCCATATCATAATTGGACATTTTTCCTCTCTTTCTTTTTTGTAGCCTTTCGGCGTAAGTTTCCATCATTTTTTTCTATTCCGGTGTAAATATTATATTAAAGGATACTGCTCTTCTAACTCCCTCTCCATAAAAAGAACTTACTGAATGTTTTAACCAAGAGGGAAATATAGTAAACATTCCTTCTTGTGGAATAATCAAATCAGTATCTTTAGGTTTAATACTTGGGTCTTCATTAATAAATCTAAGCACGTCATGATGGATATAAAACTTACCTTCATCATTATTAAACTCAGAAACTTGTGGTGGAATTTTTAAATAGAATACACCAGCAACTAATCCCAAATGAGTATGAGTTGGAATATAATCATGTTCTATAGAATCTTGTGTCCATATTTTATCTATCTCTAGTGGAACATCATAAAAATTTACATCCATAAAATGTAAATTGGAATTCATTATATACTTTCTAGACATCTGAAGAATGAAATGAGACATTTCTATTGGTAATGAAGTTGTGGGTATACTTAGTTGTGGTCCTGAAACTTCTTTATAAGCATGATGAGATAATTCTTCAAAACGCTCATCATAGAGTTTGTCTATAATTTCATTCATTTCATCGACTAATCCTGACCGCATATTAGCCGCGGCTCCATGATTATATCTATTATAAAACTTTACCTCAGTCATTTTTTTGTAAATTTTGCATTAAAAGATACACATATTCGTTCACCTTTTCCATCTTCTGTACGAAAAGGATATACAAAATGTTGTTGACCTCCTGGAAATAGAAAGAAGTCTCCCACTTCCGGTTGAAGATAAATTTCAGGACGTGCCCAAGTTTTATCTGTTGAGGAATTATTTGTAAATGTAACTGCGCCGTCCTCTGGAGAAAAGGAATCATAAGATTTACGGTCAGGCAAGTATTTTGGAATTTTAAGATACAACGATGCAGAAACATCAGAATTTACATGTGCATGCATAGAAAAATATTCATTATCTTTCTGAGAATTTATCCACATCATATTTGGACATGCATATACTTCCGGCGGTTGTTCAAATGGATTCGATTGACGAAATGCAAGCTCAACATAATGTGTACACACACCTGAAAAATACTCCAGTATTTCTTCTCGTTCTAATATCTCCAAATCTATAAAAAATTGGTCTTCTACTTGTCCTGCTCCTACCCTTTTTTTAGTAGTAGGAACACCATCTTTATCTAATTTATTTTCAACAATTTCATCAGAGATTCTTAACATCTTTACAAAAACGTCCTGTGGTAATCGCGTTTTCATCACAAAAGTTGACCACGGCTGTAACAAGACATATTGCATTTCATACTTCATATTGTCTCTACAGTCAATGCTTCATTATATAAGTTCCTCATCAATATATTTAACTCTGTTTTATTTTCTATATTTAATGAATCAACATATTTGCTTAAAATAGTTAGAGTATCTTGAGCCTCATCGATTATATCATCATCTTCCATGAATTCCAAATCCGAAAAATTTTCAACCACTACTAGATTGGCTACATTCGCCGTGTACAACTTATCTAGTACAGTATCAAACCAAAAAGGATTTGTTTTCTTTTGTATTACTACTTTTACATAGGCGTTTTCATATTCATTATAATCTCTTTCAGTTAATGATTCAAAAGATTCGTTACTGTCATCATAGTAAAATTTTCTAAACATTCTGTAGGGGTTCTGTATGAATTCCAACTCTCTTTTGTCTGTATCGAAGATATGAAACCCCCTGGGGTCTTTATAATCACTCCATGTTATTTCATAGGGATTTCCTAAATAGTAAATTGTTCCATCATCTGACTTGTGATGGAAATGTCCACTCATAGCCATATCAAATTTATCAAAAATCTTTGCTTCAACACCCTCATAACTCCATGATCCGATATGTTGTTCAAATCCTCTAACTTCCAAATGTCCCATAAGAATCTGACATTGAGTATTTTTGATTGCTTTCATACTCTCACCATAGTTGTCTTCATTTATCCACGGCATCATAAGTATTCCTAGTCCATCAAAACCTACTTCCTTTGGAGAAGAATACATCCACGGCTCAGTTGTTCCATTATGAGTCGTAAAAATTTCTTGAAGAGAATTTAGTTCGTTAGTATTTTTGTGGAAGGTATCGTGATTACCGATAATTATGTGGGTATCTACTCCCATTTTCCAAAGGCGTTCAACAAAATTTGTTCGTAAGTCGTTCAGTATCTTGAAGTTAATGAATTTTCTGCGATCTACAACATCACCCAAATGGATGAGTGTTTTGATATTATGCTTTTCTAGGTAAGGGAAAAACACATTATCATAAAATTTTCGAAAATAATTCATGAAGGTAAGACTGTCACCCCTTGCTCCCCAATGAGTATCCGTTATAAGGGCTATCTTCATACTATGGCACTCATAAATAATTCTAACTTAGATTCTGTTTTCTTAACTACTGCTTTTTTCTTCTTACTCTTTTCAAAAGTATCTACAAATTCATCTACTACTATTCTAAAATCTGAATTTTTATAATCTCCAATTGGATTAGGTACATCATTAGTTTTATCGATATCCATATATCCAGGTATCGTGTCATAGTTTTGCATGCTTTTATATTTTATATATAATTGTTTTTTCTCTTTTTGTATTCTTCGAATAAAAGCATAATAAATTATTTGAGTAAAATATGCAAACGGATTGTTGGATTTTTCTGGATTAAAATTATGGATATAATGTAAACAATTTTCTATTCCATCAGATATCATATCATTTTTAAATGCATAATTTATAAAGTTGGGCCGGAAAGACAATCGTTGAGCTATCTTCAAAAATACAGAGCCTAAGTATTCTGAAATTTGGGGAAGATCCAGTTCATTTTTCTTTGCATTGTCATATTCACTTTTATATTGAATCATCGCTTCTAAAAATACAGAATTATCCACATAATGAGCCTTATTACCCTTATTTTTTTTTCTTGCCATAATATTATCCCTTTTAAAGTTAATGTCGTATACTCATTATATCACATAATTTAAATATGTCAAGTATGAAACAAGGGGTCTTGACTTTTCAGGAAAAGGTGATATAATAAAGTGTTAAACACAAAAGGTGAATTTAATTCATATATCCGTTTGGTTCAAAATCTCTTAAAATAGTTGACATTTTACTTAGTTCTTGCTCTTGGTTATGTGAATTATCTTCATTTACAGAATTTAAATATAAATCTTGATAATTTACTCCTAGATCTGAAACAGACTGAATACTTCTTGTAGATAATGGTATCTGTGTATTATCTGTAAAGGGTAGCCATTTAAGTAATGCTAACTGAGTAACCTTTGCTTCATCATCAAATTTCATTATAACTTTCATTGGCCAATGTAGTTCCAAATAACCACTAGTTTTACTAGTATCAGTCACTTGTACTTTTGAGAAAATTATTTCTCCATTGCCTAATTTTATAACTTTTAAGTTTTTATTATCGAGTTCTACTGCCATTCATGCCTTAAGTGGAATGTTATGAATTTTTAAGAAATTGTTCCGTAAGGTAATTTATATTAATATTAACTCTTGTAAAATCATCTGTTGTGGTTGTTGAACAATGTTCTTCACCTGCATCAAACAACAGTACACGATTTGCAACACTATTAATCTTTGTACCATCTTTTAATTTAGTATAGCCATCACAAGTATTTAAGGAAAATAATGCCGTACAATGAGAATAATCAAAATCAACGTGCATTATATGTTCTTGTAATGTTTCAGAACTTGGATAAAGATTAGCTTTTACTCGTAGCAAATGATTCGCTTCCAATTTTTGTAATAACGGAAATATTTTATCAAAAGCTGGACTTCTTGGCATCCAGCCAGAGTAAATATCATGCCACATCAAAAATAATTTATTTTGGATTTCAGTTTTTTCAACAAAATCCGTAATCATACGCCATGTCATCTGACCATCAAAGAAAAAAGTTACCAAACTGTCAAAATATTCTTTATCTAAAAAATTATCAATCACTTCATATTTCATTTAGTTCACCTTAAGTAAAATCTTATGAATTTTATATGGGAACTTTTCTTCATCATATATTTTCATTCTGTCTTCATGATGTCGATAAGCATAATTTTTTCTGTTCTTCCATCTCAAATCATCTGCAATATCATATAGTACTGTTTCTTGATTATTATCTGATAATCTCAATCCTCTGCCTATCGATTGAAGATTTCTAATACGACTCTTAGAAGGAGAAGCAAAGATAATGTTATGAAGATTCCTAATGTTGATGCCGGTACTGAATACCCCATAACTTGCCACGATGATGGCGTCTCGTTCTGTTTCTGCGATTGCTCGTATTTGTTCTCTTGTATCGGTTTCGGTTCCACCGTATACAAAAAAAGTTTTCCTATTGTCATCTGTTTTCTCCTTTATCATTTCGTATAAAATACGTCCATGTTTTTTCACTAATCTAAAGAGAAGTAAAGTATTACCATCCAGTGATACTACTAAGTTTCTTATATATTTATTTCTTTTTTCATGTCCTACTATAAATTCTAATTCATCCGCGTACTTAATTTTTCTAAATTGTTCACATATTACATCAGGATATTTTAATACGATAATTTCTACACGAAATGAAGCCAATTGTTTACTGTCAATTAATTTTTTGGTTGTTGTAACTTTATAAACCTTACCAAATAATCCCTCTAAAACTAATTTGTGAGTTTGAGTTCCATCTAATGTTCCTGTAGTACCTATTCGATATTCTGCGTTCACACATTTAGTCATGATAGATGTGAGGGATTTTGATTTGAATCCGTGAGCCTCATCACCTATAACTAACTTATATGATTCGAAAAGTTTCTTATTGAGTTTATAAATGGATTGCCATGTAGAGATAACAACCTTCTTGTCTGATACCTTGTCTTGACCCGCATAGACTTGGTGACAAAATTTTGCAGAATCCCATCCATATTCCTGAAAGTCTGCATACAATTGAGAAACTAAAGAAGTGGTAGGTACAATTATTAACGTTTTAACGTTAAGTGCTCGTACAATTAGATAGATGATTAGGGATTTTCCACTAGCAGTAGGAGATACTAACAAACATTTTTTGTATGATAACGCATGATAAAATCCCTCAAGTTGATAATCTCTCGGTTCAAATGGTAATTTTAAATCCGTAAAGAAAGCTTTATTTTTTGCTATTTTTTTAGGTTTCCACTCAAAACCTATCGGGGCTACTGAGTAGTTTCGCGGCTCCGCGAATATAAAAACATATTCAAGTAATCCACTATACAGTAACCTATTGTGAATATTGAACAATCTTATCTTACCATCCCAGATCTTCATCCGAAAGGCCGGCATGAATGTATGGCCCGGAACAATAAATGTAAAATAATCACAAATTTCTTGTGCGATGCCTGGTTCACAGCTTATTTTGAGATATACCTCATCCTTCTTAGTAATCTCAATAGTCTCAATGACCTTCTGTGAATCGTTTCCAATCGATTGCATTTTTTATCAAGTATCCTCTAGTTGTTAAACTTTTCACTATAGATTCAAGATAGTTAACCTTTTCTTCTTGTAGTGCAAGTAATTTCTTAGATTCTATTACATTATCATCAGCATCTATATATTCTTGTACATCTGCTTTGAGTAATTTTAATTGAAATGGTTCCCAATCTGCCATCTCTAATTCTTCCACAGTCATTCTTCCACTATAATAATCTCTTTTTCTTCTAACAAGGCCAGCAAATAGATATTTTATTTCCTTGAATTTTAATTTTTCGTTGGAATAATAAATTAAATATTTGTTATGTAATTGGGGGATTTTTATGGATTCTTGAGATAGTTCAGTTTCATCCATTACACAATCGAGTGTCC